GTCCTGGGCGGCACCGTGTACGAGGGCACCGGCTCGCCGGCCCCGGATCTGGGCTATCAGGCCCCGGCCGTCGGCGCGGTCCCGAACCCCAACGGCATCTCGCTGGAGTTCTGGACCAACGCTCTCGGCAACGGCACGATCTCCGCGTCGCTGCCCTACTTCCACTGGATCGTGCCGCGCGTGCAGCTGAAGCTGTCGTCCGAGGTGACGGCGGAGGCGAGCAACGCGCTCACCCCCGTCTTCGAGGGCACCGCGTCCGAAAACACCGGGTGGGGCACCGGCCCGGCACTGGACTTCACCCGCGACGCCTCGCGCGTCTGGCAGTATCTGCGGGAGGCCACCATCCCCACCCTGACCCCAGGGTTCCACGCGGTGACCGCTGGCCCGTAGTACCCCACTGGCTGGCCGACCGTCCCCCGGCCAGACGTCCCCCGGAAGGTGGTTCCCATGACCGAGCCCGCACCGACTTCCCCGGTGCTGTGTTCGCCGTGGGCCACCCCGGGGGACGTGCCGGAGGCGGTGAAGACGAAGCTCGCCCTCACCGACGACGACGCGTGGCTCAAGCCGTTGATGTTCGCCTCCGAGGTGCTGTGGATGCTGTCGGGCCGGCAGTGGCTCGGCCAGGGCTGCGAAGAGACGGCGGTGCTGCGCTCCGTGGCGGCCACGCCCGGTCGGGGCGCGTGGCCCTACCACCAGACGTGGGGCTCGTGCTCGTGCTGGCTGGCCAGCAGCTGGGTGGACGGCTGGCTGCCGCCGGCGTTCGGCTGGGCCGGCGTGCACATCCTGGCCCCGCTGGCCGTGCGGCTGCCGCGCAACAAGATCACTGCCGTCACGTCGGTCACCATCAACGGCGACCCGTTCACGGACTTCGAGCTGGAGCGCACCGGCTGGCTCCGGCGCACCGACGGCCTGGGATGGAGCGTCTGCGACGACTCGACCAGCATCACCTACCAGTACGGTTCACCGCCGCCAATGGGCGCGGTCGAGGCCGTGGTGCAGCTGGGCACCGAGTTCGCGAAGAGCCTGAACGACATCAAGGGCTGCAAGCTGCCCGACCGCGTGACCAGCGTGTCGCGCGAGGGCGTCACCATGACCGTCATCGACCCGCAGACGTTCCTGTCGCAGGGCCGGACCGGCCTGTACCTGGTCGACCTGTGGTTGGGCGCGGTGAATCCGCAGTCTCGGCCGCAGGCGGCTAGCATTTGGTCACCTGATCTTCCCGTTACCACTCTCGCACCGTAGGGGACGACGATGCGCATTGACCCGAAGGCTCCGTACGGAAGCCCGCACCACCCGGCCCAGGCCCAGATGTCGGCGCTTCGGGGGCGGTTTCTCGGCTTGCTTCAGCCGGAGGACGTCACCTCCGAGATGCCGCTGACCGTGACGCCGATGGACGAGTTCACCGCTGCCGGCCAGGAGATCGAGCAGGCAATCGGCGTGGAGGCGGCGAACAGCTTCCCCGAGGACGAGCCGGACGCAGCCGCCACGGCCGCGCTGGAGGCCGCTCTCGCCGAGGCTGACCTCGTCGAGCCGAAGCCCGTCACGCGCAAGAAGGCGGCATCCGGAACTGGCGCGCAACGGAAGCCGGCGGCGAAGGCGAGCACCGCTCGTAAGCCGAAGGCGAGCCTCGCGGAGGCCCTGGCCAAGCTGGACGACAAGTGAGCGCCCCTCAGCATGGCCTGAACACGAAGCAGCTGGCCCTAGACCTGATGGCCTACATCGTCGACTTCTGGTCCAACGCTACCGACGCCGAGCCGCTTCCCGAGCGCCAGGTGATCGCAGCTGGCGAAGTGCAGCTCATCGCCCAGGACTGCGCGCAGCTGGTGCTGTCCCTCACGGGCATCGACATGGACGTCCCCGGCAGCTCGCCCGGACCCATGCAGGTGGAGCAGCTGATCACCAACTCGCTGCGCCACGCCCTATTCACGGTGCAGCTGATGCGGTGCGCCCCGACATCGGACGACGACGGCGAGCCGCCCACCCAGGAGCAGATCACCGCGTGCGGCCTGACCGCCATCCGGGACGCCGGCCTCCTGTCACAGGCCCTGTTCCAGTGGTGTAGCAGCATCACTACCGCCGGCAACACCGGCGTGCTGCACTTCGGGGGTGGCATCCTCGCCACTGGCGGCGTGGTGATCCCCACCGGACCGAACGGCGGGCTCGTCGGCATCGAGGGCACCGTCACCGTCTCCGCAGCGCTGCTGGTGTAGCCATGGCCGAGGGGCACTTCACGCTGAACGAAGCCGAGGTCGGCTTCTGGGTGATGGCGCGCGGCGGTCCCGTGATGGCCGACATCGAGCGGCGGGCCAGCCGGGTGCAGCGTGTCCAACAGGCCTACGTGCGCAAGAGGACCGGCTACCTGCTGTCGACGATCCGCAAGCAGCCGATCCGGTCGCACGCGCGGCCCGGCTGGTCGGTGATCGCCGGCAACAAGAAGACGCCGTACACCCTGTTCGAGGACCAGGGGACCAGGCCGCACATCATCAAGCCGAAGAACCGGCAGTTCCTGCGGTTCGTGAGCCGGAGCGGGCAAGTGGTGTTCGCGAAGATCGTTCACCACCCGGGTACGCGCGGCTCGTACTTCGTTGAACGCTCAATGATCTACGCAGCTGGATAGCAAGGGGACGACACCATGACCAACTCTCTCGGCTCGTTCAAGGTCTCGCCGACCAGGAACGAAGCCGCCACCTTCGACTTCACTTTCTGGCGGTCGTCCGACATCGGCGACACCTTCACCTTCAAGGCGTACCCGACGTCTGACCCGCTCCAGGTGGCCCGCATCACGCGACTGGCCAACTCGAAGAACGCCAAGGACGCCATGCGACTGATGGACGCCCTCATCGCGTCCGTACGCCGCATGCTCGCCGACGACGACGGCACGCCGGCCGACTGGTTCCCCACCACCGCGCCGACCGCCGAAGAGCTCGGCAGCGCCGAGGACGACGTGGACTGGCCGTCAGCGAGCACCGGCGACCTGATCCCCGCCGAGGACGGCCCCGCCGGCGACGGCGAGGACGACAGCCGCTTCATCGCGCCCAACGGCGAGTTCCTGCCGTGGTCGGAGACCAACCGCTTCGACGCCTTCGAGGCCGGCTCCTCGCTGCGCCGCTGGCGGACCCTGTGGAGCGACGACAACGAGTACATGGTGCCGGTGGAGCAGCTCCTCCAGGCGTGGCAGGCCCTCACTGGTGCGGCGGGAAAAGGCCGTACGGCCAAGTAGCCGTCCTGGCCAGCTTCGTCTTCGACGACCTGAACTACGGGCCGTACATCCGGGGCCGGCTGGCACAGCTGCCTGATCGATCCGCGTTGCAAGACAATCTGGCCGACTGGCTAGATGTGGTGTACGCGATCTGGCTGGACGCACCGCACGACGTGGTGGAGAAGGCCGGCAAGGCGCTCCGCAACAGCAGTGACAGGGTGGCCCCGAACCGCGAGACGTGGGGCAAGCTGCCCGAGCACCGGGCGCAGATGGGCCGTTTCGAGCGCGTGCTCGAAGGAGACTGAGGGGAGGCGGACGCTGTGGCGAAGATCGTTGGCGAGCTCAGCGTCCGCATCACCGCCGACTCCTCCGAGCTGGCTGCCGACATCCGTGCGAAGGTCCAGGCTGCCCTGCGCGAGGCGTCCACCTCGCAGATTCCGCTGGGCATCGACCACGACCAGCTTGTGCGAGAGATCAAGGCGGCCCTGGAGGAGGCTCAGACCGCCGCCGGCAACATCCGCGTGAAGATGGAGCTGGACACCGAGGGGTTCAACGCCGGTGTCAAGGCGGCCGTCCTGGAGGCGCAGAAGGCGGCCCGGGCGGTCAAGCTTGGGTTCGACATCGACGTCACCGGCCTCGCCGTGAAGGTGAAGGCCGCCGCTGAGGCCGCCGCCCGCGAGGCGGAGATCAAGCCGAAGGTGGACCCGAAGACGGCGGAGGCCGACTTCAAGGCGTTCGCCGGCAAGATAAAGTCGCAGCTCAACGACCTCCAGGGCGGCTTCAGTAAGGCCGCCTCGACCATCTTCACAAGCCTGACGCGCCTCGGCGTGGTATCCACGCTGGCCGTCGGCATCAACCAGGTCATCACCTCGGTGATAGCCCTGTCGGGCGCGGCCGGCCTGATCCCCGGCGCGATCTTCTCCGTGGTCGGCGCGGTCGCTGCTCTTAAGATCGGCACCCAGGGCTTCGGCCAGGCCGTGAAGGACATCGGCACCGACAAGTTCGCCGCCGACCTCCAGAAGCTGTCCCCGGCCGCCCGGGACACCGCGCAGGCCATCGCCAGTATCAAGCCCGAGTTGAGCGGCCTGAAGCTCGACGTCCAGGACGCGCTGTTCCAGGGCTTCGGCGACCGCATCCGCACCCTGTCCACCACGCTCCTGCCCACCCTGCGCACAGGCCTGTCCGGCTTCGCCTCGGCGCTGAACACCACGGCGCAGGGCGTCCTCCAGTTCTTCGCCGCCAGCACCGTGCGCGCCGACCTGGCCACCACCTTCAACACCGGCCAGGCCGCCGTGTTCAACCTCGGCCAGGCCGTCGTGCCGCTGCTGAGCATCCTGCGGGACGTCAGCGTGGTGGGCTCGCAGGCCTTCGCCAACCTCACCGGCGGGGCC